ACTAGTTTCTTGTTACCTTCTGTAACTTTTTTGACTTTCTTGTCATAGTTATCATTGAAGGTTTTTAATGGGTTTGAGTTATTTGATTTTTTCATAATATATTGTTTTAACAATTCCATTTTTTTCTTGCTAGTCTTAATCTACTATTTGGGTCTTTAGCTGCTTTTGGAAAATTAGCCATTTGTCCTGCAGATCTTGCACAAAAGCTTTTTCTTCTTTTAGCATCTTTACTATCTGGATCTAGTTTAGATGGCTTAGTAGTAACGGCCATCTTAAGTTTACTACCTGGGTTTTCTTTTCTATAAGAAGCAACACCTTTAGCATTTAATCCTCCTGTTTTGTTCTTACCCTCTTTTCGGGTCCAAGCAGCTGTCTTTGCCATATTACTTTTTCTTTTTAGGTTTTGGATAAGGGTTTTCTCTATGCCATTTTTTGGTGGCGGCTACACCTTGAGCTACAGTTTTTGCACCAGCTTTTTTAGTAAGGTCTATAGTATCCCATTTACCTTTATCTTTGGTAGGATGGTTTACCATGATATTGCCAGGTTTACCTTTGCCTATCTTGTTAGTCTTTTTATAGACTACATGTTTTTCACCACCAGCTGATACTTTAGCTTTTGTTGCTCCACCTGTTTTTTTCTGTTCTACAAGGAAAGAACTAGCACCTTTTTCTTGAATCTTTTTAAGAGCTTCTTTAGATGAAGCTTCTTTAGCAGATGTTCTTGCTTTATAAGCAGCAAGTTTTTTTTCATAGTTTGCTTTCTCATTCATAGCTGCATTTGCAGCACTGACATAACCTGCAGCACCTCTCCAATTAGCTCTTTGCTGAGCATCATTAATAGCAGCATTAAAATAAGCATTGCTATCTACAGGAGCTGGTTTCTTTTTAAAAAGACCAAACTGTGCTTTCTTTAAAACTTTCTTAGCCATATTATTTCTTTTTTCTAGCAGCTGCCATTTTCTTAAAAGTCATAGCTAATGCTTTAGCTTTACCTGTGCAACCTGGTTTAGTAATTGGAGTACACTTGCCTTCAGTACCTCTTTTTTTAATGGATTTTGCTACATCACCTATCCAATTCTTTTTTGTCATATCTTTTTAATATTAAATTTTTAACCTGTCTTATATCATTTTCATGTTCTTTTGCATGACATATATTACATAATAAAATACCATTTTCTAAATCAAATCTTAATTCAGGATATTTGCTATATGATTTTATATGATGTGATTGTAAATTTACAATACTATTACATTTTTTACAAGACTTGTCTCTATTTTTTATAACATTTGCCCAAGATTTAAGTTTACTTTTATTTTTTCTTTTTGTATCATCAAACCCTTTATAATTTTTATTCAAAGAACCTATTCTTAAACTTGCTAAATACCCAGTGTGTTTACTAAGACATTTTTTACTACAAAACTTAGATATGCCAACTCTACATTTACTAACTTTATATTCTTTATTACATATTTTACAGTTTAATATTTCTTTTTTATCTTGAGCTTTACTTGAACAAATTATACTACAATATTTTTTTTTATTTTGATGACTTTTACTATAAAAATCTATATTACAATATTTACACTTTTTAATTGATAATTTTTTCTTTAAATTATCAGAACATTCTCTACTACAGGTGTGGTGTTTATTTCTTTTATACCAATTAAGAAAAGTTTTATATTCACCATTACAAAAATCACAAATAATTATCATATTAAATATAGTATATTTTTTATAAATATACTAATAATTTTTATATAATAGAAGCTGTAGCTTTTTGTATCCACTTCTTATCTGCCATATTACTTCTTTTTAGATAGTGATTTTTTAGCCGGAGCTTTACCTGTACCTGATACTATACCGCCTAACATTTTAACTTGTTCTTTAGCATAGTTTTGAGCTGCTCTCATTCTAGCAGCATTAGACTCAATTTCTTTAGCTTGTCTTAAAGTATCAAGATCCCATTTAGCTTGATATTCTTTATCCATTTTAACAAGTGTTTTTTTTGAGTTTGCCATAATTATTTCTTTTTAGCTGTCTTAGCTGAGTTAATAAAATCTTTTTTACTAGGAGCACCAGCAGCCCCGGGTTTTCTCATCTTTTCCCCGGAGCCAGCTTGGATCCTTTTTCTTTTAGCATGTATGTTGGCATATAAGCCTGCCTTCTTTGCCATGGTTATTTTCTTTTACTAGCTCCACCCATTTTCTTAATAACACCTCTGCCTTTAAGGACATCTGCTTTAGTTATTTTTCCATCTTTATTAAGATCAGGAAAGCCACCTTTTTTCATTTTAGCTTTTTCACAAGCTGCACATTTTTTAGCCATGATTATTTTATCTTTTTAGAGATTTTTACCATTTTACCAATCTTGTTAGCTGTACCTTGTCCACCTGATTTGTATTTAGACATAGCACCACCTTTTTTCATCATGGTACCATATTTAGCTGCAGGAACAGCACCTGCTGGAGCAGTTGATTTACCACCTGTATATTTGGTAGGAACTTTATTAACTGTTGCTGCTGCATTCATTCCACCAGTATATTTAGTTGGAGTTTTGTTTACAGTAACTGTAGCATTAGGGTTTTCCATTCCACCAGTTTTCATTTTTTTAACTGGAGCTTTTTTCATTGCTTTTTTCATTGTATTATAATTTTAAATATTAAACATTCCAATATCTTTCAACTTTCTTAGTAAGATCTAGTAAGATTGCATCATTAAGTGGGTTCTTTAAGAACTCTACACAATCAGATGCATTTCTACCCATCATTGTAGAACTGTCTGTATGATAGATAAATCCATCAGACTTAGGTATAATGTACTTGTAATAAGTACAATCTCTAACAATGCATTTGATTTTTAATGTTTCCATATCAAGAGCACAAGCATCTAAGAACATCTGAGCTGCTCTCTTAAGGTTACCTTCAACTCCTTCTCCTCTGATGAATCTGTCCATGTTATCATAAACAATATCATTAGGAATAGACTTCTTGTATTGAACACTGTTACCATCCACAACTTTAGCAACATAAAGAAGCTTGTTCTGATTCTTATCAAATAACTTGGTAAGTTCAGATATAGCTTTGTTTCTAAGTTTAGTAACTTCTGTTTTAACAGCTACTGTCTCTACAAACTTGTCTAAGTAGAATTTAGGAGGAACTGCTCTGTTTCTAGCATCATCATAACTTTTAGATACTATAGAAAAGCCACCTGCTTCAATTGCATAAATCTTAATCAAGTCTAGAGGATCTTTAACAGGATCTAAGATAACTGGTTCATTACCACATCTAATTGTTATCTTATCCCAGAACTCACTGTTACCTGGAGCTAGTAATTTAATCTTATTCCAGAAGTCAGGATCTTTAGGATCAACAATGTTTGCTGATAAATCCTTTTCTAGCTGAGATACTATTGATCTAATTTCTTTGATCTTAGCTTCTCTCTCTTCATCATTTTTGATAAGTTTAATTTCAGGAGCAAATTCATTAAGACCTGTTAGGTATCTTTTTACACCATTTCTCTCAATGCATGCTAATTGCTCTTCATGAAATACACCATCAAATAAAGCTAGTCCATATTTTTCTAGACCTAGATTACTCTTGTTTGGATCAAAGAACGGTTTGACAGATATACTGCCACTTTTAGCTGTTTCAGCTAAGGATACTAAAGTTACACTCATGTTGGTTGTTTTGTTGGTTTATATTAGCAAAGTTATTTATTTATTTCTCATTTTGCAAGTTGAGAATTTGCCCCTGACTAGAGTTTCGCTCTCTATAAAGTGCAACACATCAGGGGTGCAGGTACCTTTTTGGAGAGAAAGATAAATCACTAAACTTTCTCTCCAGGTACTAATTTATTTAAATCTATAAATTCTAAGTACTTTTGGTACTTTCTGTCTAAATAGATTGTTGAGTCTTTGTAAAGTAAATCTGTTATTTTTATAGCATCACTACTATAATAGTGAACTTGATATAAAGACTTAGATTTAGAAGAATGACTTGGATACTTATCTTTTATATTACATTGCTTACTGCAAAAAATTATAAAGTCAAGTATTGTTTCTAAAGTTCCACAAAGTGAAAGTTGATTAACATTATACCCAGTTGACTGGAATGTATAAACTCCACCATCACCATCTACTACACCTCTCCAAAAATCTCTAGAATCTTTTAATAATTCATGAGGTTTGGCTGTGTAACTTTTATTATGATGCAATCCCAGTTCTTTAAGTCTCCGGTTTATTTTTTTAGAATAAATCCTAAGAGTACAACTATTATCTGAATATTGTTTAGGTTCTTTATTACATTCTAAAAATTGAGCAAACTTAACTAGATGTTCTCTATCTTTAAGTTCAATCTCAATTTCTATAGAATACTCAGCTTCATCTTTTCTAACATGCCCATCAGCATAAAGGAACCCAATCCAATATAAAGCTTCCGGTGTTAGCTCATCAAAGACACATTCATTCAAAGAACTTCCCCATCTCTTTCTCCACTGTTCAGACTTAGTTCTGTCTATCCCAGTATTTTTAAGGATGGTCCTTATTGTTTTTCTTGTCATCTTAAGATCTCTCTCAATTTGACTTTGAGAGAGACCTTGAAGATACAAGTTTTTAACCTTTTCTTTTTGCTCTTCTGATATTTTACTCAGATTAGCAGTAGGCTGGTAAGGCCTGTGTTTGTATATTCTTTTCTTTTCCATGAGTACAAAGATAAATATAATATTTTATCTTTGCAACCCAATGACACAAAAATCAGAAACTGCCTCCCGTAATAGGATTACGCATCACAATTTTCAATACCTTGGTAGGATCTTTTACCCAGATAGCTGGCATTGTTTGAGTCATCATTACACGGTATCCATTGAATTGACCAGAAGATTGGAAACCTTGAGTTCTTCCCATGTAATCCATTGTACCATTTTGGTAGAACCATTTTAATTGGTTATCCCAAGATAATTTCAACATGAAGATGTTGTCATTACCTGTATCAGTGATATCAAAGATAACAAATGAGTAAGAAGACAATGGGTTACCATCAATGATTGGGTTCTCAATGTCATTAGTATGTAAGTTATCAAAAGCCGGGTTAAGAACAAACTTAACATTAGCTAAGAAAGGAATTACATAACTAGTGAAAGCAAATCCAAAGTTCAAGTCCATTGCACTTGTTCCATTGATTGCATTACCAATTCCAGTGTTAGAAGAACCAGTTACAGTTACTAAACCTGAGTTTACTGCCTCACGTTTGATAGCCTCATTAACTAATCTCATACCACCCATACCTGTTTGAACAATTAATTGTCTCTTAGGATCTGGACCTTGGAATTCAACACGACCAGCATAGAAGTTGTACAACTCAGCACGGAATAACTCTAAGTTAAAGCTAGACTTGTTGTATACTCTCTTGTAAGAGTTATCTAACTGTCTCCATAAACCTACAGATAATCTCATATCATCTGGACCATCTTGCTTAATTCTACCACCATGACCCCACATTAAGTAAGTTTCAATGTCAGTAGCAATTTTAGTTAAGTGAGCTGCTTCCATTGTAGTTAAGAAAGTACGTGTTAAAGTACCATTACCTACTGCTCTCTTTAAGTAATCTTTACCCATTGCAGATGCAACAGACTCAATTTTGTTTAAAGATGGATCTAAGTTTTTATCAAAGTTTCTCCAGATCTCAGTTACAGGAACTGTACCATCTGCATTCATACCACCTTTTAACATCAAGTCTGCACGAGATGAAATAGAGTAATGAACATGAGCTTCAGCACCACCCACAAAGTTATAGAACTCACGGAAACCTGCACGAGTTTGGATGTCAGAGAATCTCTCACCATACTCTCCACGAGCAGAACCTTTTCTGAATAACTTAGTTTGAGGCATTAAGTATTTGTGCTCTAAAAACTTGTAGTTATCATTGTTTACTAACTGTACAGTGTAGATAAAACCATCACCCATAGGTAAGATATCATCTGCAGTAATGTACATCTCAACACCATTGTATTTGTCATAAGTGATGATATCACCATGTCCAAACTCACGCTTGTTGATTTTGATCTTGAAGGTAGTACCATCTTGACCTAAGATTTTGTTTGGATCTTCAATATCTTCTACAATGTATGGAAGATCTTGAGACACTGGAGTTTGCCATTTGTACTCACCACGAGCATTATCAACCATGATAATGTTCTTACCACCAAAAGATGATAATTGGTACAAAGGCATCTCTACTTTTTGAGACATTGCCCAAATATCCACTGGTCCTAAGTCCATTGGTTCTGTGTCTTTTAGCATGTTCACTAAGTGATAAGAATCAACATGTGAACTCGCTTGGTAGTTAGTATCTCTTAGGAAGATACCGTTGTTTAAAACTGGAGTTGCCATTTTTGTTTGTTTTTGTTTTAGTTGTTATTTGTTTGTTTATTATCTCTTAAAAAAGTTAGAAGAAGGTCTCTGAATCTTGTTCTGCTTCTTTTCTCTGTAAGTTTCATCACTCTCAGTTCCAGTGCCAGAAGTAATCTTATTACTCTGTTCTGTTTTAAGTTGCCTAACAGTTTTTTCAGTTGCTTCTTTCTTACCAATTTCTCTTACTTTATTTCTATATCCATCAGGATCAGATAGTAACCAAAGTGCTTCACTAATCAAAGCATGATTAGGTTCTGCATATTGATACTTCTCTAATAAGTGACCTAAAAGATTAGTTGATCTTCCTGACATAGATGGATAGTTAGCTTGAGTTAAACCTGCAAACAATGTGTTCTGGGTTTTCTTGTCTAACTTAAGTCCATTTAATTCACCCGGCTCTAGTGTTTTATAGACATTGTCCATGTACATTTGAGCTTGTTTTTGCTGTTGCTTTCTCATCTGCTCTTGTTGCTGAATCTGTCTTGCAACAATTTGCTCCTGCATAGCATCTAATTTTGGCTTGAACTTTTTAGCTTTATTGCCTAACTCATCTCTATCTTTCCAGCCTTCAATTTCTTCTTCAATCTCATCAGCTGTACCAAAGTTAGTAGCATGTAAGTATGATCTTACAATTTGTTCTTGGCCATTTTCATCATCAGCATCTAACTCTCTGATTTCTTCTACAGCAGCTAGTGATCTAAATAAACTTTTAAGATCATTTCCTCCATTAGCAACATAGTGTGCTGCTACTTGAAGTTCTTCTGGTAAAGAATCAAAGAATTCTGCAGATACATCTTCTTTTAACTTAGAAGCTTTTTCTTGAGTATTAGCCTCAAATAATTCTTCAAAGTCTTTAAGACTGTACTTAGAAATATCTTCATCTCCCTCAAAAGGAACAATAAGACCTTTCTCAATTAACTTATTAGTTAATTCTACAATCCCAGAAGGCCTGCCACCTTTTTTGGTAGTTGTTTCAGAATCATCATCATCATCTTGCCCACCCATGAGTTCTTCAAGGGCTGCCGCTCCTTCTTTAGTAGCTTGTTCTGGAGTCTTTTTAACTGCATCAGCTTTAGCATCTGCTTGGGTGTTGGATTCATCTTCATCTTCAGGTTTGTCAAGGAACGATAGATCTACTTCTTTTCTTGAGAAGATGCTAGGCTTCTCCTCTTTATCAGTTGGCACCATGATGTTTTCTGCACCAGGTGTACCTAACAATTCATCCAGGTTAATATCAGCCTGTTGAACTGTTGTTGTTTCTTTGTTGTCTGTCATATGTGTTGGTTTGATTTAATGACTTAATAATAATATAACAAAAATAACTGTTTAAACTTTAAATATTTATATTTTTGTTTTATCTGTAAAAAAATATTCTTGATAATATGGCTATAAGGTATTTCATCTTTCTTGTATAATAAGCTAAATGTCCTTAATTTTTGCTGCATACTATATTATTTCTTCTTTTTGTTATCAGTTTTGCTAGATCCTTTATCATATTTGTTTTTATTTTCTCTAGCAATACTAAGATCCATCTGCTTCATTTGCATTTGAGCTTGGAGTTTTTCTCTTTCAATCTGAGCTTTCTCTCTATCATTCTGCATTCTGTTAGTCTCCTTGTTGGTCTGAAGATTCATAGATTCTTGAAACTGCTCTGTTTTTTGAATTCTATCAAGAGCATCCATGTAATCAGACTGCATGTTTTGGTTAATATCTTGCATAGCACCATAACCAGCAGATTTAATTTCAGCAACAAGAATATCTTTTCTTCTGTCTTTTTCAGCTTCCTGCATTTTAGCATCAAGCTCCATTTGTTTTTCCTGAAGTCTTGTCTGCATTTCTTGTTCTTGCATTTGCTGCTCATGCTGCATTTGTTCTTGTCTCTGTGCATTGGTTTTCTTCTCAATACTTTTAAGAGTATTGGTAAGTTCACCAATAGATTCAGTCTGCATGATATTACCTAAGTCATAGATAGAAGCACCAGCTGTATTATTAGACATAGCTAATTGCTTCATTTGCTCAAGGATATTTCTATGATTTGCTTTGGTTGTGCAATATATATTAAGATCTCTTAGTAATAAGTCAGTACCATTAATCTCAAAGTTTACTTTCTCATCAGCTGAACTCATATACTGTAGTCTTACTGATGGTTTTTTAGAATGGTAATATTGAGCTAGATCTGTTCTCATCTGGTGTACTCTAGGCATCAGATAATCAGAGTGTTGCATAAAGTATGTTTCTGTCTGAGCATAAGAACCAGCTACAGCTTGTTCTATACCTTTAGCTGTATCAGTTTGACCAATCTGTTGACCAAGACGTTGAGGTGTTATACCTATTACCTCAAAGCATTGTTGTTTAAAATAGTTGGCCATTTGAATCCTGGACATCATCCTTTGAGTTTGCTCAAGATTAAGTACTTGATAATGTTGGAAGTTTAAGGCATTTTCTGTATTAGTAATAGATGTATCTAAAGGTAGCATCTGAAAGTTCTTCATTGCTACATAAGCTTTTTGGAAGTTATTCTTACCCCAGTCTTCGCCCAGTGAATGTTTAGGGAGAGCATTCTGATCCAACATTATGACTGTCCCTAACTCATCCACCAAGATGTCAGCAATTTGATTGTTGACAATATTGTATCCAATCTGAAAGGGCTTCATCAAATCTACCATAGAAGTAGATCTTGTATTTCTATCATTAAAGACTGCACCCTCAACAGGAAGTTTACATCCATAAAGAGTACTGTCACCTTTAAACTGGAATTTAAGTGGTCCAATAGTATTTTGATCAATACCTAAATACATAGGATTGATACCTCCTGGGTTATTCATACCCCAGAAGCTTGGGTGGTTAGGACCAATTTTTACACCTCCCCAAACCTGATTAATCCAAATCCAGTCAATGTGCTCACCAAAGATTAAGTTATCTTTAGTTTTGTTTTTAACTAGAGTTGTATCATATACAGGTTTATCTGTAACAGTATAATCTTCTGTTATAATATCTGTAAGAACTTCACCATTGTCCATAACTTTGGTTAAGTGCCCTACTTTTCTTTGAGATTTCCAATAAGCTGTAGTTACACGGAGTAAGAAAGCTGCACCCATAGGAGCATAATCCTCACCTTCAGCCATGATCCAATTAACAATATCTCCTCCATTATAGATGAAGTTATCATACATAGATACAAACTGTCTGTAAGCTAAGCCCGGCATATTAGTGTTCCACTCATGAGACTTAGTAGCATCATAGTAAGAACCATCATTTTGGTAACCTTGAAGTGGGTAGCCCGCTGACCTTACGGGGTAGATGGCTTCAATAGACTCTAACTGTTCCTGAGTCATCATATAACCATAACGGTCAATAACATCAGCAATAGTCATCATTTCTATTTTACCCACCCAGTTACCTTGTGATATATATCTTGCTTCTGGAGACTTGTGATAGAAAGTAAGAACCGGGTTCCATAACTCTATATCATAGTCATCCTCATTCATTTTCATATGCCAAAATTCTCTATCAGTGATAAGCATATCTCTGAAACCTCTTTCTTCTAGCTCATCCATTTTAAATCTTTCTTCATCAATTTTGTACTGATGCATAGCCCATTGTTCAGCCATACTTCTGTAGTCTTTATCAAAGAAAGCTTGTATTTCAGGAAGAGTTTTAAGATTTTCAGGAGATAATTGTTGTTGCATTTGCTGTTGAACTTCTGGATCATCTTGATCCAATCCCTGCTCAATCATCTTAGCCATCAACTTTTGCTCAGCATTTTGTAAGAGAACTTGTTCTACTTGAGCTCTTTTTTGCTCAAGCATTTCATTATAAGAGTATTCATCTACACCTCTAAAGCTAATTTTACTATTTCTTTTAGCAAATTCTGCTGTTAGTACATTAATAACATTAGGGATGATAGGATAGAATTTTAATTCCAAAACACTAGGATCCTCTTTAGTAAGAGTATCAACTAGATCTCTCATCTCATTGTCATCCTCAATAATGTAGTCAGTTTTATCAAGCACCCCTTTAGCCAACTTATAGTTTTTCATAAGTCTTCTGGCATTTCTTCTAAGTTGTTTAAGACCATTCCATTCTAGCCAGTCCAAATTCCAAGATGACCATTCAGCATCTTTTTCTTTCTTAGGTAAAAACTGTAAAGGCTGGGTTATACTACCCATCCTGTTGTACTCAGCTTTTTTTCCAGATTTCATCTGGAGTGCATTTAATACTTGCATAGTGACTATCTTATATTTTTAAAGGGGTTTCTTGGTGGTTTACTACCAATATTCCCATGACCCATACCAATATGTCTGAATGGGCTATTAGTAAATTTATGTAAATTTTTTGACTTTTCCAAGCTTTTTTTATCTGTTCTATCTATTCTTTTCATGATGCCCCTGTTAGCCTCCTGAACTTTAGCAAAAGCAATAAGTGCTCCAAGTGCTATAAGTCTATCCACATTGAGTCCTTCCCTGTAGTGAGTCATCTCTACCATGGCCATAATATCTGGAATTCTTTCTATTCCATAGGTTGTTCTTACCACACTACCATCATCTTTAGTTTCAGTATCCAACTCTTCCTTACAAAAATCTATAAGGTATGGTAAGATGTGAGACTTAAATAGAGTGCCAGTATTTCTCCAGCCATACTCTTCATAAGTAGATTGTGCATATTCTATTTCTTTTCTAAAAGTAACCTGACTTTTAGGAACAAGATATTTCTGTTTTTTCTTTCTAATCATGTGGGTTATAAATCCAGGGACATTACTTTCTACAACAGTCCATGCATTATACCACTCAATTATGTGTTCTAATCTTTCATGTGTCTTATTTACATCATCAAACCTACCACACCAAGAAGCAACTATTTTGTCTGGTTCTATATAAGTCTTAACTTCTTCACCGTCTATTCTAGTTACTTCTACCGGAATCTTATATACATAAATAGAACACAAAGATTCTGATGTAGAAGTCTTACCTTGTGACACAGGGTCAATAGAAGCATAATAAGTTCCCCACCTTGCAGCCGGGTCTGGTTTCTCATACACAACTATTACACCGGTTTTATCTTCAGTATTTTTACTTATAGGAAATTCTTTAATAGGTATCTTCTTGCTTTTCTCAGCTACAAAAGTATTGTCAGCATTTTTATTAAGCTCTACATACTCAATAGAATACTCCTTTTCCTCAATCCTTCTTTTCTGAGCATTAACTAAATGCATAGGAAAAACAGAGACTGTTCTGGTAGCAAAAGCTTCTTCTATATTTCTAGGGTGCTGAGACAACTCAAGCTGGTAATCTTCTGGACTTAAATCTTTTTTCTTTTTAGCAAAGTATTCATCTAGAGCTTTTAAAGATTCTTCAACTTGAGAGTTACCATACTCATCTACATAAGGTGGCATTGACCACTGCTCAGGTATAAATAATCCAGACTTACCAAATGTCCTTTTATCATCTATAAGATCTGACTCTACATAGAATATGTCATTGGCTTCTGGGTGAATAATCATTTTTCTTAATGGCTCACACTGATCAAGATCCCCCACAGAACCGGCAGCTATAAAAGTACCAGTGGTTATCATACCTGATTTCAATGCTGGTTTCATATAACCATAAGTCTCCATCATATGTGGAGCAATCCCGGCCTCTTCATGAAAGAAGTAAGTACACGGTCCACCTACACCTGCAGTAGGATCTTTCTCAAAAGATGTTCCTTTTAGTACACCCTTTAAACCTTTAAGAGTTTTTCTGTTTTGTCCAGGTATGCTGGTTTCAATCTGCTGTTGCCAGTCAAGAATCTTACCTGGGTTCATAGGTCTGTACCAAGCAGTGTTATCATCTAGAAAGTTTCTGTACTCATTTAAGAATCTCCAGGTATCCTGAACATATGTTTTAAGACTGGCACCTATCTTTAGGATAGGAGTTTCCTCAAACCATATAGTGTTAATAAGCTTAGCTGCATGGAAATATGAAGATGCTATCTGTCTTTTCTTTAAAATAGCAGCATGTTTGTAGAATAGTTCAGCCAGTGACTCATATAAAGCAAGATGGTATTGAGCATCTCTGACATCCGGGAAGGAGAATCTTCTTATCTCTTTGTTATTGATAGGTAAGAAATTCAACCACATGTAATACTCTCTGGTAAGATACCAAGTGTTTTCACCACTTTTATAAATTACACCTTTTCTACATTTACCTTTCTGATCATCCCAATAAGTAATAAAGTCTTTACTTCTTACAGGAGCTGCACAATAGAACTTTTGTTCATTATACTTTCTAGCTTCTGCATTAAAGACAAGAGCTGTTTCATCAAAGTTATACTTACCGGGTTCTTTGAATACAGACAAAACAAAATCTCTAAACTCAGTTCTGGTATCAAAACTGGTAGTAGTCCAAGTACCATTATCCCATGTAGGTATATCAGTGTAGAAATACTTATCCATTTATAAGCTTTTTAACTTTCTTAGGATCACCATCAGTTTTAGTAATAATGTCTACTAAGGTACTGTGTTTTTTTGAAGTTAATACATCTTGTAGATTTCCATTAAAGTAATCTGCAATCTCATCTCTTTTTATTGCAGCCCATGTTTTTGATATGTGGTTATAGTGAAATAACCAGTCATATAAGTTATCTTTATTGATCATATGCTAAAGAGCCTCCACCTCTTGTTCTAGTTTGTTGTTCATCTTGTAAATCTTTGTAAGCACCTTTGAAAGATTGTCTAATACCCTCAAAGTTTTTGGCAGCACTAACTAATGAGTTTATGTTACCATCTCTCCCGTGTGTAATAGGAGTCTTTTCCATATAAGTAGCTAATCTGTCTAGCATAGAGCTGATACCACGGTATGCTCTGGTAGTAGGTGTCTCATATAACTGTACACATTTTGCAAGTGCTGATATAATTAATTCATCTTCAGTACTGAACTCTGCTTCAATATCTTGTAGAATAACTTGTTCTTTGTCATCTTCAGGAATATTAAAGTAAGGGTTAAGTTCAGGATTAGGACAGGTCATGTAAAACAGATAAGCATATATCTTTAAATAGTCATCTGGAAACTCATCCATTATTTTCTTTAAAAAGCTTAAAGTATAACAATGCTCTGTAGGGATAATCTGACCATTTTGTAAATCAAGAAGTTTTACCATCTTTTTGTTGTTTTAGTTTTTCTGCTGTAGGACATGTTCCCTTAATCTTTTTTACTTTTTTCTGTTTTACTTTCTTTTTCCAAAACTGTTGTTGTTGATATTCATCATTGCTCATTGTTAAAATGTGTGATAGGTGTCTCTTTAGTTTTGTTTAATACTGGTAATACTTCTGTGTGAAAGATTATACAAAAATCATCATAGGTTATATCTAGGCAAAAGTGTACACCCTGATCTGTATAGATGTAAGTGTATGGCTCATATTCACCATCATCATTAAGAGATTCTCTAAATGCAATAAGAGTTGTTAAATCAATTGTTACTTTACTGAAGCATAACTTTTCTATGCCTAAGTTTTCCTTCATGTTCTTGTCCTCCATTACTAGGCCAAATTCTTTAAATACTGTCATTTTTTATCTTTTATATAGTTAATCATTGCTATTACTTCTGCTTTTAAATATGGTACTTCATAGGGTACCACAGTTTTTACAACAGGATTACCCTCTTCATCTAACTTAGGAATAGGATAACCAAACTTGTCTTCACCAACTTTTTCAAATATAACATGGTGTAAGAACATCTTACCTGGTTTGTATCTAGGGTTGTGCTTTAGAATTACATACATATAAGTACTTAATTGTAAGGCATAATGGTTAAAGTTACAGTCATCTAGATGTTCACAAGGTCCAGTCATTTTTACTGATTTACCTTCCCAGTTTACAAAACTAGCTTTCTTAATCTCTTTATTAGTCTTGTAATCTACTATATCAACTGTATCCTTTATTACCTCAACTCTATCTGATTGCCCACATATTCCTGCTGACTTTAAATATACAAAATGTTCTGGATATATACCTTCAGTAAGTTTCTGTTCAGGTGCAATTTTTAGGTTACCATCCCATATAGGTTTGATAATAGGAATGTGCACACCTGATCTAGTGATAGTATCATGTGATAGTAAATCTGACTCTCTTTGATCATGATACCATGAGCCGGCACCTATAGCTCTGTCTGATTCTTTACTCCAGTAACCTTGAATTTCTTCTGGAGGAATACCATACCATTTTGATCTAGGGTTTTTGCTTGACTTTATAGATTGAGTTACAGCATCAAATGGCTGTTTAAATTCTTTAACAAAACTAGTTACACTTAACCAGTCTATCCTTTCATTAGGATCCAGACTCTCATACTTATGATTTTCTGCTTTGAATATTACTGACATTGGGTTGGTGTTTGAGTTGGTTTTTAATTTTAATCTTTGTCTGGATCATACTTGATCTTTGCATAGTAAACATCTTCTTCTTGGTCAGTCATTAAAGCTTTCCATTTAGGTCCATTAGGATGTGGGCATTCTGATGAAAGTGATCTTGCTTTTAGAGTAAGCTTACACCCGCATTCTCCACAGCATGGCTGTGTGCCGGGCATAACACATTTACTTCCTTCCCTGTCTATTAAATCACAGTCTTCACAAATGCTTAATCTATCATAAGCTATTCTCTCAATCTTAGGGTGTCTTACCCATGTATTCTTAAGTCCTTCAAGTATCTGAAGCTTGTTCTTCCAGATTGTCTTTATCTTTGCTAGCATATCTTTCTTGTTTAATTTTAGTTAATCTTTCTTTCTCTTCAGCAGCAAATTCTTTAGCTTTTTCTAGTATTTCAAGTCTGTACTCATATTCTCTCTTAATAGCATACTTACCAAACTTACCCTCTAGTCTTTCTATTATGGCTTTGTATGTACTAGTAGTCTCATCTATTTTCCATGTCTTTAACTTGAATGTACCTAAGTTAAGAATCTCTATAGAGTTTTCATCCACAGTAGTTATGAGCTTTCTTACTTTCTCCCAATAAAAATCTATTACATCATTAACCAGTTCTTCAGATAGGTTTAAGTCTTCTGCTACAGGTTTCTTAAACTCCTTGGCTTTCTTGAGCAGCAACGTGATAAATTTTATAGTTTAACAATATGTTACCTTCTATCTGCATCTGAAGTTCATGATTGAGCTCCACTGTCTTGTTGTGACCCAGACCCTCTTTAGAAACAATATTATTGTTGATCATCTTGGTAAGGCAGTTTCTTACTGTTTGAGGAGTCTTAAATATTGTTTTAGTATAAACAGAGTCTGGTTCTCTATCCCGGTTTTCAGGATCACAACAAGCATTACAAAAATTAGAAAGCTCAGTTTTTTTATTGAGACCTAATAAAGTAAGACAGCTTAGTTCTGCTTCACTTAGTGTTATTCTCTTGATATAACAATAGGTGATTAACTGGAATCTAATAATTTCTTCCAGAGTCATATTGACTTTCTTATCTACAATATTAAACTTAGCCATGTTGGTTTAATTGACTTAGTTAAGCTTTCTTTAATTTTCTTTCTTTAGGAGCTTGCACTTCTTCCGGTGCTTTGGCCTCAGCTTCAGGATCCTGTTCTTGTTCCTGTTCTTCATCTGCAGGACCTTGAGACATTCTAGCTTGGCTAATGATCATGGACATTCTTTTAGCTCTAGATTCTTCAATCTCTGCTAATAGTTTTTCATACTCTGCTTGAACTTTGAGTACATCAATTTGAGCTGTGTAGTAATTAATTACTTTCAGTCTCTGTGCAGTTAACTGCTCTGGAGTTAATTCTTCTGCTTGTTTGTTGGTTTCTTCTGTCATAGTTATAAGTTTAAACTTTACAAATTTAAAAAAATATTTTAAACTTACAAAGTTTAATCTTAAAACCTATTAAGATAAGCTTTAAATTTTTTTACAAGTACAAATAGTACTATGATAGATGCAGTTATCCAGAACCACCACCAAGTGAAACCATCAAATTTGGTAGCATGCTCTAGTTCACAAGATTTTTCTACTGTATTTTCTGTATAACTTTTTTCTATATTAGTTATGTAGTGTTCAAGATATTGTATTCTAGCTTTTAAAGAATCTGTCTCACACTGTACAACTATTGAGTTTCCTACAGATTTAACTGTACTTTTTATACCATTTTTAGATTGACTCTTAAAGAAAGGTTTTAATTTACCTAGTGAGTCACATAACTCCTTGCATGGATTTTCTAAATAGATAGGAGTATTGACAATGGTAGGAATGTATATTGTAGTATCTTTTACTACTATTGAATCTTTTCTTATATAAACCAAGCTGTCTTTTCTTTCACAATATTTAGCTAAGAATTTATCCTTTTGCTTCTTAGTAAGAATACACTGGGATAGACTTAGTATAATCAGTAAAGAAAGTAGTGCTTTATTTATCATGGTTTTCTGTAGTAAAGAAATTTGTTAAGAATTTACCTACAACTCCTAATACAAAAGCTATTGCTATAACAGCTTTAACTTCTTGTGGAGTAAAGATTTCTTTCATTTTATCATATTCTAGTAATGCTCCAGCAGTTACAAAAGTTCCTGTAGCTAGGATAGCATCACCAATTTTTCTCCACTTTTTAGGAGTTGGAGCCCAATAATGTTTCATTGATATTTTCATATTAGTGCTTTAATGCTGCTGCTTGTAATTGAATTTGAACTAGTTGATCAACGCTTGCTGAAAGCTTTGTTACTGTTTGGGCCAGTGTTCTTAGTTCTAACTGTGTAGTTTGCTCTAATCTTTTTACATCAGAGTTAAGCTGTTGCTCTACCAGCTCTATTCTACCTTTGTTTTTGCCAACTTCTTCTATGGCTTTTTTAGTGTCATTGTGGATAATCTTTAAAAAGTATCCTAAAATTACTAGTAATAAGCCAATTATACCACCGGCTACCCCTATAATTGTTTCAGCTAATTCAAGTGTCATATGCATTATAAAAATATATTATATTAATATAACAAATATAATCTATACTTCCAAAAAATACAAATAAAAAAAGGTAGAATTAATATGGTTTTTCTAAGGTGTTTTCTGCAACAGTTTCTTTTTTATCAAGTTCTTTGGCTATAACAATTAAAGCTGTTTGGATTGCTTGATGATCTTTAAGATTACCTACAGCATTAGCTGCTACATTTTGAATAATCTTTAAAGCTTCTTCTTTAGTCATGGTAATTTGCTCTGACATAATAGTTGGTTTTTTTTGCAAAGTTAAAACTTTATATTGATTTTACAAATGCTGGATCACCTAATAGAAGAGTTCTAGATTGACCAACTGTTAGTAAATTTTGTACACTTGGCTCTCCTTTAGCTATACCATTAGGAGATTGGTTGTTATATCTTATACCTATATTTCTTGACTTTTTAGGTTGATTAGTTAATAGCAATAATTGTTGAGGTCTTGTAAATGTTACACCATTCACATTAATAAACTTTGCTATTTTCTCAAAGTTATCTGTAAAAGTAACATTAAAATTACTTGTTGAACTTGCTCCTACAATACTATTTTTATTTGGCAATCCACTAAAAAACTCATTCATTGTCATAGTTGTCCCACTTGTAATAACTAAATTATTAAATGTTAATTTGTGCATATTAGTCAAAGCACAATTTGCTGTTATATTTAAAGTACCTTTAGCTATTGGAGAGTTTATGTTTCCTGTATATTTTAAAGTAGCTTGTGAATAAGAATTTCCATTAAATGTAACATTACCTAATATCTCCATTACAAAAGATATTCCTCCATTTAGGTTTGACCAACTACTATTATTTGCAAATTTAATTAATGTTGTACCAAAACTTGAATTAAAAGCATCTTGCTTTTCTAAAACTCTTTTTACCACAACAATACCATTGTTTAATTGTGTGTTACCAGTAACAGCAACCCCACCATTACTAAAGTATAAATTATCTGTTTCAAAATTAGCATTGGTAGGTAAATTTACAATAACTCTTTGAGAAACATAAAAAGTTCCTGTGTTTGATATACCGCCTCCACTTGGAAAAGAAAAATTTATATTAAAGTTTGTAGCAGTTCCAACATTTAAAAAAAGCCAATAAATAGAATTTATACTACTTAAAGAAGTTAATGTTGAGCTTGAACCTGCTGTGTTATTATGATTAAAATATGTTATACTATTCCAAAATAAATCATTAGTGTCAAGAGTTATACCTCCTGACCAAACATTAGTATTATTTGTGCCTATAAATAAATTTGCAGATGTAATTGTACCTCCATTGGTATTACTATATGTTATTTTATTAATTATAAATCTAACATCTATAAAAAAATTACCAGTAGGATTTATTACAGTATCTATTTGATACCATGTTGAGTTATTACCTGATGCTACTGTTTGCCAATAACCTATCCCTTCAAATCTTAATTCTGCTGTTCCTGATAATGTTCCATTTGAACTTGTAGAGTTACAAGTCATTCCACCATTTGCATAATATTTCCTACCAACACCATTAATAGCCACACTTAAAGCTGTTCCGACAGCAGGTGCTACTACATTTGTAAGCCCTGTTGCTGTAAAATCACTTAGTAAAGTTATAGTTGTATTTGAAAAAGTTACCTTATTCCATGTTGTCCCTAAAGTATTTAAAGATGGTGAACCTGTAAGGTTTAAAGTATTTGAATTAGTTGTAGAATCAATAGTTCCTGAAACATAAGTAAGTGTCCCTGTACCATAATAAGTATTTGCACTTAATAATAATGTGCTACCTACCGTTTTAGCAATTGTTAAAGGTGCAGATAAGTAAGCAGTAGAAGTCCAAGTTTGTGAACCATTACCATTAATATTTGTAGTTGTTGTACCCGAAGTCGAACCACTAACAGTTAAATTTCCTGATACACTTATTGTATTAGTATTAATTGTTGTAGTATTAAATGTGGCATTAGTTATTTGAATATTATTTTTCAAATTTATTATAGAAGAACCACTAAAATTAACATTTGCAGTAGAACTTGGTGAAAGAGTTCCTATATTAGCAAAACTTATTGTTCCTGCCGTAACATTCCAATTATTAGACCATACTAAATTGCCTGTTAATGTTAGAGTTTGTGTTGCATTATTTGTAATATTATACCAAGTAATACTACTTGTATTTAAAGTGCAAGAACTATTAATATTTAATGTTGAACTATTTGTAGAAGCGTTTACCGTTCCTCCTATATTATTATAAGTTAAAGTTCCTGTATTATAATATACATTTGGTAATGCTAAAGTACCTATTGTTAATGTTCCACTTGCCTTATTTATTGTTAGAATGTTTGATAAATAATATCCTGTTGATGACCAAGTTTGATTACCTGCACCATTTAATACTATTGTTGATGTTCCAGTTGTTGTAGCATTTATAAATAAATTACCTCCTACATTTACATTAAATAATCCATTTATTTGGCAATTTACTCCATTAAGTCCTATAACTACCGTTAGTAGATTTCCTGACATATTCAAATCACTTGCTAATGTTAAAAATGTAACACCACCAGTTTGATTATAACCATTAATTTGAATGTTATTCCAAGATAGTGTTCCTGTATTTAATGTTAGTGAAGTTGAAGTACCACCTCTGCTAATAGTTAATGTGCTTCCTGATGTAACAACACTTCCAGTATTAACAATATAAGTTAATGTAATAGCAAATGTTGTTGTTGCAATTGAAACTGTGCCTGAAATAGTAATAGTTCCTGTTGTATTAAATGTTAAAGAAGCATACAATAATCCTGAACCACTCCAAGTACCTGTGCCATTCATTATGATTGGTGTTGAACTCGAAACCAAAGTAGAACTCATTGTTAAACTACCACCTAAATAAAGGCTTTCAGAAGCTGCTCTTGTTATTGCTCCTGCATTTGCAGTAAATGTACCTACTGATGTAAAGTTACTTGTTAAATTTAGCGTACTTGATAAAGTAACATTAAACCAATTTATACCAGTTGAAGATGTTGCAGTTGCACCACTTACTGTACTACCATTAGTGTTAAAAGTTGTTGTTGCACCAATATTTAAAGTAGATGTCCCTGTATTTACAGTCCCTGCTGTATAAGTAAATGTTCCTGTATTATAATTTAGTGTTCCTGATAGAGTAAGAACTCCACCAGTTTTGTTTATTGTAAGGTTATTTCTTATTTGATGATTAAAACCTGCTGTAAATGTTTGATTATTAGAGCCTAATATAACTATGTTTGCTGAACCTGTATAAGTACCACCTCCTGAAATGGTTATATTGCCACTTGGATTAACATTTTCAGTTAAGTCAAAACCATTTGCCCTTGCTATTACAGGGCTTGTTGTAGAAGATAATGTTAATGGAGCAGTTATATTAAAAGCACCATTTATACTTATACTCGGAGATGCACCACCAAAAGTAACAGGTATAGTCCAAGCTACACTTGTAGTAGTAATTATTTGTGTCGTAGTTCCTGCTATAATTATCCCACCTGTTCCTGCATAACTAAAAACAGATGCACTTCTTGTTAAATCTCCTGTTATAGTAAGATTAGCATTAAAAGTTATTGTATTTGTATAACCTGTAAAATTTATATCAACACATTGAGCAGTAGCGGTTATTGTTACTTGACCTGATGTTGCATTTAAAACTACATCATCAGTAGTTAAAGGTACAACCCCTCCGTTCCAAGTAGAACCTACATTCCAATTACCACCACCTGCTGCTGCTGTTATAGTAGCCATAACTAAAAATAATTAAATACTAATAATCTCCTGCATATGCAATAGCATCCATCTGATCTACTGTAGAAGAATAAGCCACTGCTTGGCTCATTGTTACATACATAACTTGACCTGACCTCATAATAATTGGTTGGTCAAAAGTATAAAGTGCTGTTGCAGTAACAGCTACATTGCTTTTTGCAGGCGTTGTTAATCCAGCAATTTCTCCTATCAATCTATTAGTAGCTAATGCTCCTGTTGTGTCTGATAAGAATATTCTCATAACTTTTGCATTTGGTGCACCTGATGTTGCACTACCAGAATTAGTAAATCTAATTCCATCTACTCTTGTGCCATCTACTCCTGCTGTTACAATTGTAAAAATAGTAAACCCTATTGTACCACTTCCATCTGAAGCTGTATTTGTAGCATTTATTCTTGCTGGTGTAAAATTACCTTTTAAGGTAAATATTGGTGTTGTATTTGCTGCCATTGTTTATATTTTAAGATTCTGGTGATATGCTTTTTAAATCTATAAGTTCTTGTTCTGAAAATTCTTTTATGACAATAGTCATAACACCTTCATCTACTGTTCTATTTACATGAATACCTTGAACTCCTAATTCTGTAGGAGCACCCATTGTTTCATAAGAATAGTAAAAACCATCTCCAAAGTCTGCTCTTGAACAAGTAGAAATATAAGTTACTTCATTAGGCAACGGAACACTTTCAATTATATGTCCATCTGGAGCTGTATAAGTCATCATTGTTTTTTATTTTTTATAAAATTATACAAAATTGTAATATGCAAAAAGATTATTTGTAGAAGTAGCAACTCCACCACCTCCACCACCACTCATTTGTACCCAATTGGTACCATCTGAATAATAATATTGTCCTGACCAATACACTATTCTTTTAGTGTTGGCACTTGCTGAATTAGAAGTAATATCTAATGTATCTGCTTTTAAATTGTTAACCTCATTGTCTTGAAGGTTAATATCAACATAAAACTTTTTTTCTGACATATTATTATTTTTTAAAATATCCCTCCCTATATTTCAAGAGAGGGATTATTTAATTGTTATTTAGATAAATTAACCATTATTATTAACTTTACTAAGAAGAACTGACACACCATATTCTGGCAAAGTATTAGAAAATAATACAATTTCATTGTTACTAATAGTAGCAGCAAACTCAACTACCATTCCTGAATTGATAGTTGTAGTAAAATTTACAAAATTTCCTAAAGTATGTGAAACTACTGCATAATAATTACCTCCATCTAAAACCCACGCAGTTGTATCAACAAGCTTAACAGTAGTTTGATTGTTTGTGTAAGTATTAGCAGTAGAAATAGCCTCACCTTTTGCTGTTGCGATAGCAGAGTTTCTGTCAGTTACTTCTTGAGAAATAGCTGAATCAGTATAAGCATTAGCATCAGTTAATGCTTGAGCAGCTGAACCAGCAGCATCGTAGTTTGGAGCTAATGAATCAGCGTATGCTTTAGCGTTTGTTTCTGCTGTTACAGCACTTCCCGCAGCATCATAATTAGGAGCAAGTGAATCAGCGTAAGCCTTTGCATTAGTTTCAGCAGTAGCCGCTGAACCTGCTGCATCATAATTAGGAGCTAAACTATCAGCATAACTTTTAGCATTAGCTTCAGCAGCGTCAGCTTTTGCAGTTGCGTCAGCAGAAGCAGTAGCTTCAGCAGCAGCTTGGGCGTTGTCAGCAGCAGTTGTAGCAAAACTCTCAGCGTTTGATTGAGCAGTTGAAGCAGCAACGTCTACATATTTTTTTCTAGCAGCATCATTATCGTTAGTTGGATCAGGTAAGTTAGTAATAACTTGACTATTTGCGTCTAATGCTGTACCTAATACAGCGTCATCAATTTGTGCGGCTACTATGCTACTACCATCCATGTCAATTGAACCTGACATAGTACCACCTGATTTGTCTAATTTTTCCTTAATATCTAATCTAATACCTTGTATTTGAGATGAGTTCTCAAATGTAGCAGGAGTTAAAACAACTGCACCACCTTCTGTACCAGCATTAACTTCTGCTTGTGTAGCTAATCTTACAATACCTTCTACTTCATCAGTAGCAGTTACTATGTTACCTTGAAGGATTAACCAATCTCCAATAGAAGCACCAGCTTTGTCAACTTTAGCAATAATAGAATCACCAACTTGTACTGATGTTCCTAAGAAAGAACCTGCTACCGTTACAACCCAAAAGAAACCTTTATCCGCATTTTCATCTGCAATGTTAGGAGTGTTTGTAGCTGCATTATATCCTTCTTGAAGAATAAGACCACCTGTTACTGCTGCAATATCACTAAGATTTGCTACTTCTTTAACATTTTCGCCATCAAAATATTCTAATCTTCCGGTTCCTGAAGCATACTGAAATGAACCACCTTTGGTCATGTCTGAATTTGAACCAATTGTTGCATTGTTTAATGCATTGCCTTGTAGATTAATATCTACAAAAAACTTTTTGTCTACTGCCATTTTGTTTTGTTTTTTTTTTTGTTTTTTTTTATTTATAATCTTCTCACCATGAGAAGCTTACTTATTCTAATATACTAAATTATTTTATTAATTGCAATATACAAATCCTGTTATTGCTGTATTAAATGTTACTGTTACATTATTATCATCTATCCACTGGATACTACCAACAATCTCATTTCCAAGATTATCCACAACTTGTACTGAACATCTTTTACCTAAGTTATGAGGCACATTCCAAGTTGTATTTGCAACAGCTTGAGTGTGAATATAGTTACTGTCTGTAAATGTGTTTATAAGATCTAACTGGCCTGAGACAGGATTAAATACATATTTCATATTATGTGTATTGAATGTTAGTTACATTATCTGTTGTTAGATAATAAGTAAAAGTTTCTGTTAATGTTTCAGCTCCCAAAAGAGTTGTTCCAGTGTGTAATATATTGTTTATTCTAAAATCACCTGTTCCAGCACTAACATAAGTAATAGCTCTATTATAATTAGCAGAACCTTTTATTCTTTCTATTTTAGAAAAAACATTATTGTAAATATTTGTTAATGTTGTTTCTTTACCTAAAGTAGATAATGCAACATCTAAATTACTATTGGTAACTCCTACATTGGTTGAGTTACTGATATCAACAGAATCACTAGCAAAATCTAAGTTTCTGATATCTAAGTTGTTAGCATCTACTGTGATAGAGTTGCCACCATCTTGGATATTAACTGCATTTATACCGGGTCCATTAAGAACTGTTACACCGCTAGGAGCAGATATTGGAGTCAAATCTCCAGGTGCCGGATCAGGTGTTATTTGAGTTTGAAGAGTATCATTAAACCATATAGTAGCATCTATTAATCCTGTAGCAAGATCTATAATATCATACCTTATGATAATATCTCCGTTAGAATATCCTGGACCACAAATCGTACAAGTAGCTTCATATGTACTAGTTCTAGATTCATGATCTATACCAGGTAAAGCTGAGATACCATCATTGATAGATGATAATAACTGTAAGGTTCTAAGTTGATAAGGAAAATTGTTACCCTTATTACCTTGGTCTTTTGTATTACCTATTGACATGTCTTATATATATTTTAATATTTTATCTACTTATTTCTTCCCAATCTAATGAAGCATATACTCCTAATGTTCCTCCTGTAGCATCAATAGCCATTTCAATAACTAATTCATAAGGAGTGCCTGTAAAAGTATTTCTTTCAAGTTGAGTTGAAAATAAAGCTGCTTTTAATATGTTAATACTTGGTGATCCTTGATTAGATGAATTTACATATCCTTGTGCTAATACTCTACCACCTGTTGCTGATGTACCTGTTAAGTTATATGCAACAGCAGAATCTACTCCAACAGGAGTCCATAAACCACCAGTTATAGTTGCAGTTTGAACAACTCTCCAAGCATAGTTTTTACCATTACCTAACCCTAATAAAGATACAGCAGTAAGTATTACAATAGCATCTAGTTTAGTTGGTACAAGTCTTATTCCTACAATAGGATAAAATGTTCCTGCTACAGGGAATGTTCTTGGAGTAAGTATTGGAGTTCCAATAGCTTGTTGTGCCCCTCTTAGCTCATAACCACCTTCTGATATAACAGTAGAACACACTTGTTTTAGTGTAGCTGCTGTTGCTGTTCCTTCATTTGTAATCTCATATCTTAATGGTAGAGAAGCTGTTGTAATATAAGTAGAAGTAATAAGATTAGCATGGTTGAATCTGTGACAAAGTATGAATACCCCATCTATAACAAATCCTAATCTTACAGTTCCTTCACCTAACCACTCAATATCCATAAAGAGAATCTGAGCTTTGGTAATGTCTAAAGTTACACCTGAAGGACCATTGCCATCTAGTGTATCTACATTCCAAACAGCTTGAGGTACAATACTTTCAGTTATTCCACCTGTAACTGAACTTCTTTCTACAAAGCTTAAAATATCATCTCTTAACTGAATATAGATACCATTATCAGTACCAAAGTAACCAACTCTTTGTCTTAATTGTGGTTGAGCAGGAGCCATTACAAATGTGTTGAACACTAATAATGATTTACCTGGTTGATAAGAAAATACTTTTGCAGTTTCTCTTATTACTTGAGATCCCGCTGCACCAGTTACATTTAGATTTACCAATCCTTCATTTGGACTAAAAACAGCTGTTCCACCAATTGTTCCTAAAGTATTCCACAGACCATTGTCACGGTATCTGTGAGATGAGTCAAATAAAGTTAGTGGATTAGATACTCTCATTCTACCAAAAGCATCAGTGCTCATAGCATTTGATGATGAGTTTACAGTATTTACATTAATTATTTGATCAGATGGTAATACTACTGGTGTACTTTGAGCAGAAGTCTTTTGACCTAAAGTATTTATTCTTGAAGTAAAAGTAGCATCGGCTAATCTACTAGAAAGAGCAACATCAAGATTTGATGTATCAGCATCTATTGTAGTAAGTAATGCTTTTATCAACAACTGAGTAGCTTCTGCATTTCTAGTACTTAAAGCTACATCTAAGTTGGATGTGTCTGCATCTATAGAGGTAAGCAAGGCAATAATCTCAGCCAATGATAAACCTGTTGATGAACAACACTCTTGTATTGCACCCAATAATTGTAAATTCCTTAATTGATAAGGAAAGTTATTGCCTTTGTTACCTTGGTCTTTAGTATTGCCTATACTCATTTTATAGAGATTTTAATTTGTTGATTACATCTGTATCAGTCCATTGACCAATAGCATCATATTCTGCACCTTGCCAAAGAAGTACAATACCAAGTTCTTTTGTAATAGCTTCTACTCTTTTTACTTCAGGTAAATCTTTTAGTTCTAAAACTGTAATTTCAGTTATTTTTTTCTTAACTTCTTTTACAATAACCATTTCTTTTTCTTTATCTAATGTTACTTTCATAGTATATAAATTTTAAAATCTTATTCCTTCAATTGCTCCGGTTGTTGAGTTATAATATAAATAAGTAGATCCTGCAGATCCCCCTACTATAGCAGCTTGTGCTGCAGTTCTATCAACATAACTTGGTAAACTACTATTACTAATAATATACTGACTACTTAATGTATTATTTAAACCTGCATTATAACCTAAAGCTATAACATTGTTTACATTGTCATTATTGTAAGCAGCTTGATAACCAATACCAATTACATTATTAGAATTATTACTTGCAGAAAAAGCATTAAATCCTATCCCAATTGAGTCTGTGTTTCCACTACAAACTCTTGTAGAATTTGTACCTATACCAGTAACTCTTGTATTGTTAGAAGATGCTTCAAATGAGTTTACATTTATAGCAATACATTGATCATTAGTTGAAGCCCCTCGCATAGCACTGCTACCAATAGCGCAAGAATCTGTTACAGTTTTTGCACCTTCCCCACACTGTGCTCCTACAAATAAAGATTTTAAACATCCAAAAGATGCTCCATAAAATCCACCTGCACTACCTGCAGCGTTTCCTATAAATACAGCTTCAAACCCATTAGGATGATCTTGACCAGCAAAAGAACCAATATAAACAGAAGCTCTACCGTTAGAAGCATTTCTCCCAGCATTAACACCAATAAAAGTAGAGTTGTATGCATTATCAGCATTGTTACCAGCAGACCTACCAATAAAATTTGATCTATAAGCACTATTAGCACTGCTTCCAGTATCATAACCTATAAAGTGGCTTTCAAAGCAAGTTGTAGTATTAGCGGCAACATTACTTCCTATAAAAATAGAATTATCATTTCCTGTAGCATTGTTTCCTGCAGAATTTCCTATACATATACTTGCATAACCAGTACTATCTCTACCAGCTTGAGAACCAAAATATACACCATCACCAGTATTAAAGTTAGGACCGGCTGCAGGATCTGTAGAATACAAGGAACTACCTAATACATCTATTATCTGTTTACCAGCTACTTGACTAACAGGTATAGCATAAGAAGGATAAGCTTCACCAGCAGCACCCTTTTGTCTAGTACCTTCTTGCCAAACACCTACTTGTAAATAAGATGTGTCTGGATCAATGTCTCCAGCATTTACTATTTTGCCTTGAGCTATTAGTGTTTGTATTTTAGTTATGTCCATTTTATTATTCTATTATATAATCTACAGATAATGTAATACCTCCACAAGGTGTTCCAACAATAGTTGGACAAGTTATAATAGTAAAAACTTCATCATTTTCTGTAACAGGAATATTTAAACCAGATACAACAAATGTTTTAGCTCTTCCTGAAAAACTAGGACCTATTTGTAAAGCTGTAGTTACAGTAGTTCTAACCGATGTTGTTCTATTATTAAACTCTACAGTATAAAGTTGAGTATTACTTCCAAGTGTTATATACCAGCTAAATTTAGCTGACACAATAGTTCCTGTTTTTGGTATAGGAGACATCCTACCATTCCATGTTAAAGGTGGAGGACTTGTTAAACCAGTTCCACCAAGATCAGATGGTATACTTAAACTTTTAAGAGCAGATAGCACATAGTATCTTGGACTAACTGTCGTGCCATAACTTGGAACAGAAAAACTATGACCATGAGTTATTACTGTATTATATTTAATCTGACTTGCCGGTACTTTACCTGTTGCATCTAAACTAGCATAGCCATTAGCTACACCTTTGTTAGCTATGTTCTCAGGAATATAACCAAGACCTACATTTAATATATTCCAATCAGTAGAAAGTGTTGGATTATCTACCAAAGCTCTAAAGTTATTACCTACAACAACAGGGGTCCCTCCTAATATACCTAGTACAGATACAAACCAAAGATCACCTTTAAGTATTGAACCTCCAGGACCTGAGCCACCGGTAGTAGGAAATAAATTAGTAGAAGCATCCCAGTTACCTCTATCATCTAATACGCCAGAAACTGATGCATCAACATAAGTCTTTACTGCTTTTTGTGAAGAGTAAAGTGTATCACTATTTGCAGCTAAAGTTCCATCAATAGATTTATTAGCTACATTTTCTGGAGTATATCCAAGAATAGGTTGATAGGGAGCTAAAGCTGTGATGTCTATAAATCCAGCAGGATTACTAATATCATACTTATTATCAAGTGCAGCTTGTAGATCTAACTGATCAGATAGCAATCCTGTTATAGTTCCCCATACAGTATTTCCAATACCTAGTTGACTTAAAGGTATAACATAAGAAGGGTAAGCATCATTAGATGCATTCCTTTTTCTGTTGCCTGGTTGCCATACACCTATTTGTATATAGGTGTTAGCAGGATCAACATCACCACTGCCTACTACTCTGCCTTGTGTAATTAAAGTTTGTATAGTATAGTTATCCATTATTAAATATTATAAATTTCGTAGTATAGATAAAGTTTACCTTCCCAGTTATTAGCACCTGCTACAGTTGGGTTTGCGTTAAAGACTTGAAAACCTACACCATTAGGTGTTGCTCCATTACTAATAACATAAGGTATAGTATTATCTGTACCAAATGATTTATAGTATACACTATATTGAATATAAATATTATCTCTATTAGCTTCAGTAAGAAGTAAGTTAGGATTATTTATATAAATTTGTTGTGATGTAGCAAAAGCTGGATCAGGGTCTCCTACACCATCAATGCCTGATATTTCTATTATACCTTTAATAGTACCAACATTTGCTACATTTGTAGTAGCTAAGTCTAACTCATAGTATTCTGTTTTAACAATTGGATCTCTCCATTTTTGCCAGTTAAATACTTTTGGCAATAGTTTAAATTCATTCATTGTTTTATATTTTTAAATTTGTTATATACTAAATTTTCTTATAGCTCGCACAAAGTAATTGTTGCTTTTATCACTAGTTCCTGCAAAACCAGTAAAAAAATCAAAGTACCAAGCAAAGTCTCCATCAAGTTCTGTACTACCCCAATAGCTATTAAAAGACAATTGAGTTCCACTTGCTGCCTGTAATCCTTGAGCTATTTCCCATCTATTATCCCAAACTTTGTTTAGTTCATCTACAGCTGGTAAATACCAATCTGTTTTACCATTGTTTGAACTAGCATCACATAAAACAGCTGCTGTGCCTGCTGTTATACCTCCACCAGCTCCAGCTGCTATAAGATTATCAGTATTAGTTTTACCATTCCAAGTACTCTCTACGTTAGATATATCAACATTTGATGTTGCCCATAGTGCAGCTGTTAAATTTTGAGTATCCACTACTAAATAGTTTTGCACAGTACCTGCAGTAGGAGAACCTCCAGCAGAAGTTGATAACCATCTATGTGCTATTACTCCACCTTCAGTAGAAACATATTGTCCTATCTCATATTTAAAATCAGTAGAAATAAGTTCTCTCCACTGCTGCCACTTGTATATTTTAGGTAACCACTTAAACTCGTTCATGTTTTTAATTTGTTAATTATTAAGGTATTCTAACTGCACCAATTGAGTTAGTTGCTTGGTTGTGAAATAAATAAGTTCCACTTGTTGCACCATTAGCAGTTGTAATTGATGTTATACTTAAAGGATCTGTTGCTGCTGCATAATCTGCAAATGTAGGTAACTCAACATTACTAATAATAACAGATTTAGCTAAATCATTATTTTGACCAGCAGTTGTTCCTAAAGCTATTACATTATCTGCTTTGTTTTCATAAGCTGCATTATATCCAATAGCATTTACAAATTCTCCTTCATTTTTTGTTGCCGCAGATTGACCAATAGCTGTTACATTATCTTTTTTGTTTGCGGATGTTGCACCATTACCTATTGCAATAACTGAAGTTCCTTCATTATTAACAGCTGCGGCTGTACCATGAGCAATAACTTCTGTTCCTGTGTTTCCAACTCCTGCTCCCGTTCCTTGAAAATTGTTGCCATCAATTAAGTCATGGTTAAAATCTAATACTTGTTGTAGTGTAGGAATACCCATAACATCCCCGGCTTTGATAGCCCATACAGGATACTTAGTATATTTAAAACTATCAGTAGTGTATTTATTAGTGTACTTACCAAGTACAAAGTAGTCCTCATTAGGATCTACATCTGCAGCATCTAGGATTCTTCCCTGTGCTTTAAGAGCATCAATGTTTACTATGTCCATAATATAATATA